TGAACAATATATGCTTTAGATATGGATCCATATCTTGCTGGCATAGAATACAATCTACCTATATAATCTTCTCTCGTCACTGCTCTCATTTGTGAACCGTATGCTGCCATTGCATTCTGTCTTATCTCTTCAGTTGTTTCGAACGATCTTCCTCCTTGCGCTGCTTCTGGATTAGTAACAGCTACTGAATTTTTACTAGCTCGTAAGGCTTCTAAAGATAGATCTTGTTCTGCAACTGGATTTTGTATGTAGTCTATTGCTTGTATCTGAGTCAGTTGTTCTGAAGATACGTTTGCTTGTAATCCATCACCAATAATATATGTTATCGTTAAAGATACGTTTGCTGGTGCTTCACCGTATGCTTTTGTATACATGAAATTACTTGGATCAAAAGCTGCATCTATATTTGATCTACCATCATCTGTTTGCAGTCCAATATTATCTGGATTTGGAATCAGTTCTTCATCTGCTTGTGTTGATATTCCAGCTCCAAATTGTAACTCTATAAGATTTCCTGCAGTCATTTTTGTAGTAAATCTTTTTGGTACTCTTTTTAGTTTTAACAGATATGGTGTTTCTGCACTATACTGAGATAAAGTTGTTTCGTTTGTTGATATGTTAGGCACATCTTCAAATATTACATCTTGTGCTAGATAAGGTACTTCATGCCATTCAAGTCCATTTGAATCAATACAACTTAATATTCTAACAATATTATTATCAGGTAATCTTATTTTGAAAAATTGAGTTGGATTTCCTACTGTCGTTGTAAAACTTTTTGTTTTTCCTGATGTTGCCATGACAGATTTTTTCAGAAGATATTGAAGTGGTTTGTTAGTTGAATTGTCTGTAGTATAAACTGATACATCGGTTGTATCTGATCCCGATGCTGCAAAGTTAATTTGGTTGTTAGTTCTAAACTGTATAGAGCTAGATTTTGATTTTACAACCATACCTTCTTTTATGGTTAGTGCGTATGCAAAATCAGGTTCAGAAGTAGATGCTTTTGCTGGTACTAATTGAAACACATCCAGTCTACATGTAGCTGGTATAGATGGTTTTGGTTTGTATCCTAATGCTTGTGCCATTTGTACAACACTATCTCGTTGTGTTGCATTATGCAGCATCGTTTCTTTTATCTGATCATCCATATAGTATGATAATACATCACCAACATATGCAGACATTTCGATTAACATCATACCTAGCGATGCATCACTAAAATCATTATAAGTAGACGGGAAGTATGTTTTTGCGTGTTGGATTAGACCGTCTCTAAATCCCGCAAAGTCTTTACTTAAATATCTTACTTCTCTTTTTACATTTTCAGTTGGCATTAGTATCCTCCACCACCAGCAGAAAGACTATTTGCTGCTAGATCAAAATTTTCTTGAGCTGTTCCTCCACTACCTCCTTGAAAGTCAGCTAGTGTTAGTGGTATTCCTACTGCAGAAGATTCAGCTCCATCGTTAATTGAAAATGTAACTGTAACATTTATATTAGCTGACTGATCTACTCCTCCATCATATCTATCTACATCAATATCTTGTATATCTACATACGGCATAAATTCACTTACTGCTTCATTTATTGCATCTTGTATTTTCAATATGATAGCTTCATCATTTTGCTCAAATAAAACAAACTTTAGATTAGAACCGAAGTTAGGATTTGATAATCTTTCTCCTTTTGATGTCAACAATAAATTCACCATGTTGTTTCGTATAGCTTCTATTGTTGTCATACTTGCATTGAAAGAAGGACCAGTTTGTGTTGTTCCAAACGGTAATGTAAATCCAATTGATATATTTGGATCCAAGTCAATAGGTGCAATGAATTTAGGTATAAACCCTGCCCCGTAGTTGGCTAAGCCAGCTTGCTCTTGATTAGCTTGTAATTGTTGCGCTGTTAATGGATCCAAATAATTTGGCATTTATTACTTTCCCTTCTTTTTATTTATAGCTTTCATTAAAGCTGAATAATCTTTTGTTAATGCATTTGCTACATCAGTTGGTACCTCACGTCCTCTTCTATCAGCTGGGATCATTTGATCTACCGTTGGCGGTCCTGATTGAAGTGCACTCATTGGGTTTGCAGCTTGAAAACTTTGAGCCATGTTTGATGTAAACTCCGCTCCATTCATAGACTTCCATTCCTGCTCTTGTTGTGCTGTTTCATTTAGTATATCATTAAGCACTCCGTTTGATGTAAATTCTTTTTTCTTATAACCTTGTTTCTTACCTTGTACTTCGTAAGGATTAGATGTAGGTTGTTCATTCATCAAACTTGAAAGTGAACTTGTGTGTTTTTCAACTACTGGTTTTGCAGATTTTCTATTTTCTTTTATTATCTGTGCAGCTGCTAACGTGACACGTTTTTTCACAATCTTTTCAATTTCAGGAAGTAATGCTTCCTTTATAGCTTGAATTAGTTCTGATTTTTTCATACAATCTCTCCTGGATATAAATATATGGTTCAATAGATTTCTAGGTCGGTATGTTACCTAAGTCTCCGGCTGAATCAGCTAGGTCGCCTAAACCATCCAATGTTCCACCAACTAGATTAGCTGGATCTGAATAGTATGCTACAGCAGCTTGCTGTTCTATTGCCCATTCTTGATATTCTTTTACATATTCCATATATTCTTGAACTTTCTTTTGATACTCTTCTAATTTTTGTTTTATTTTTTCAATCTTCTTTTTTTCTTCTTCAATAGGTTCTAATATTTTCTTTTGCAGTTCTTCTTGTTTCTTTTTTAAGTGACCGATTGCACGTTCTATTGGTACAACTGGAATTTGATATGCCATGGCTATCAATTGATCCTTCAATGCATCAATATCAGCTATTTTAGTTACACCTTTTATTTTTTCAGCGACTCCAGAGGTATATGGAATTGGTATAGATGGAGCGTTTGGAAATCCAGTCATGATAGCTCTATGATAATTATCAGCTAAAAGATTTCCCAAACTATCTTGCCCATTTGTTAATCCCATAGCTACTGGTTGTACAAACATTGATTCCCATTCTATAGTTGCACCATATCCAACCCATGGAAGTGGAGTGAAAGGAGGCGTTCCCGTTGGTAATAGATAAACACCAGTAATTGTTTGTAAGTGTGCTTTAATCATTGGTACTAATTGTCTAATTGGTTCCGCTGGATCAGTTCCTTGTGTTTTGAAATCGAATGTTGGGTTAAATGTCATTATAGGTGAACCTGGACTTAGAACAATAATTCCATTAGGAGCTCCTGGAGCTGGGTTTATCTGAGCTCCTATCCAATACAATGTTACACCTGCACTGAATGCTTGATACTTCAAAGCTCCTTTTGGACTTGGAAGAGCTCCAACTATTTCAGCAATTTTTTCTTTGACAGCTTTTGTTTTTTCTTCTAACTGTTTTTTCTTTGGTTCTATTTTTTCTTCTAACTGTTCCTTCTTTTTTTCTAAAATAGGCTTAGCTTTTTCCATTGCATATTTTATAGCTTCATCTTCAGCGTTATCAATATAATATTTAATTTTTGCTGCTAGCTCTTTGATTTCATCAACATATGCTTTTATTTCTTCGTATTCTTTTTTGATATCTTCAATACGTTGTTTTGCTTTATCTACTTTCTCTTTTTTCTTTTCAATATCTAATTTTTTTAATGCATCATCTTTTATCTTTTGTATTCTTTCTTCAGCTTGCTTCTTTAAGTCTTCTAACTCGTCCTCTATTTTCTTTTTGTATTTCTCAATTTGTTTGTTGATCAATCTCATAGCTTCAGCATATATAGCTTCATCTAAATTTTTATACTTTTCATATAACTCTTTTGCCTTCTGAATTTTTTCTTCTACTTCAGCCTTCATCTTTTCAATTTTTTCTAACTTTTTCTTGACACGTTCAATCTGTTTTTTCTTTTGCTCTATTTTTGGTTCGATAGGATTTTTTAATATACCTAATGCAGAACGTATTGCGTTTTGAATTTCTTCTTTAGCTTTAGCAATTACTTCTTGTTTCTTTTCTTCTACAGTTGCAAGTATCTCAGCCTTCTTAATATGTAGTTTTATTATGAGTTGTTCGAGTTTTGTAAGAGGTGGTGTTATTGGTGGAATGG